TTAAGGTTTTGTTTCATATTCGAATATGTCTTTCTTTATAAGAGCCTTAAGTTCCTGCGACTGTGAGTCGTAGATCTTGGGGCCGACGGTTGAGAAGTTATCATTGAGACTACCTATGCAAGCCTCTTCTCTGTCGGAGAAGGGGATCTGAACATAGATCGACTCGTTGAATATCGAGTGAGTGTTGGTCTCCTCTGTGCTTAAGGTTCCCAGTATCTCACCGCTAGTTGATACCACAACAGGACCATCGTTGATCCATTGTGCATTCTCTGTCACGGAACTGAGGAGAGAACTGGTTGAGAAGTCTCCCGTCTTGGTTCCGGATTCGTTACTGACCGAATCAATCAATGCTTCGTTGGCGTTAAGGATACCGAGGTATCCATCTCCGTCCTCGCCCCAAGCGCCGAGCGCCGAGGAGAGGAGGACTATTCCAACGAGAAGTCTGCTAGCTTTAGTTCCCATGCTTCGTCTCCATTCTCGAGCTCGAACGATTCGAATTCCTGGTGCGCGGTCTCCAATAGTTGTAGAGCTCGGTTCATTTTTAGTTTGGCAATATCAGGAGTGAAGTCATCCATGACCTCAACCCCATGCACCTTTAGTATCATCTGAGTCAGCGGGTTGTACACCTTTTCCATGAAGTCGGGGTCTTCCTCGGCCACCTTGGCCAAGACTCCGATCCCGATCATGCCAAGAGCAATAGCGTCTGTGGTTGTCACGCCTTGGCCTCCCGCATGATTGCCTCGTGAACCTCGCTGGCCAACGGAGCCTGCATGGCTTCCATCAACGCAGTCGGGGCATCGTATTCCATATCGACTATCACCCCGCCTCTGACCGTCCCGCTGTAGGGAACGATGTACGAGTCATCTGCAAACACATATAACAATTCACCTTTAACTTCTTTCATTAGCATGTCCTCCACATTCCGATCACAGCTCCATCCCGTGCGGTCACTAGACCTTTCGAGTTGAACGTGATCTTTCTTTTGTTGGTTGTCCGCCCAGTCTTGAGACTGGTCATCTTGTTGAACCAGTCATACGCGACCTCAAGGCTTTTAAATTTAAAGACCTTGTGTTCTTTCGACCACGGGTCTTGTAGATATGTTACAAAGTTATACTTCATTCTTGTCCTTTCTGTTCTGGTCCCAGCTCAGTCCATAGCGGGAACAGCTCGCGCTGTTTACCTGCTGGCCAAGGATGGGCGACGGCTATCCCGCTGACCTGCCGAGCTTCCTTGAAGACGTCTTCCGATTCCGTGTAGCCACGGATGTTATCGGCTTTCAGCCCTGGCATTAGCTCTGTCCAAGTGTCATCGATTGTTAAGTACAGACCGTCCGAACGTTTGATTGCATATGTCATAGTGTTGCTCCTTTCAATTATAGTACGAGTAAGTATCGCTTCATTACTTTGAAGTGGTCTTCAGATACTCTCTGATATGACCCAGCGTAAGTTATAACTTCACCGTTATGCCAGAAGCCGCCATCTTCTTCGGTTTTCGATGAGTCTTCACCATACCAATCTCGAGCAACTTTCTTGGCATATTCTTCTGGGCTTCCTAGAGTTTTAAATAAATACTTTTGATTGTATTCATACTCTCCGTTGTGTTCTTCAACTTCCCCTAAGTAATAATGTATCTTGGGTTTCTTCATAGTGTTGCTCCTGTCTTGTGTTCGTATACCATTGTGTTGAGGAGACCAATCACCTTGGCCTCGAAGGTGTCGATAAATTCACCGCTCACCCTAGATGGTGGAGCTTTCAATGGGGCGATGCCCATCTCCATCCTCGTCTTGTTTCGCTCCTTGAACTTGGCACTAGCCAAGTCCAACGCCGATCGTTTGACCGCCGCTTTGTTAAGTAGACTCATGCTGTTATCCTTTCTGGTTGTAAGACTCCCCATTGGGAAGCCATTGCTTTTGCTATACCGTCGAAGGTCTTTGCTCTGTTCTTCTGTCTGTCCTTGCCACCCTTGTTAAACCAGTTGCCAGGAATCTTGCTACTCTGCGGGTTCTTAACAACCCGTGTCGGTTTCAGCGGTGGCAGACCTTTGAGCCATAGGCATGTCCGCTTCTGCACGGGATGCCCGAACTGGTAGGGTTGAATAACTTGGGTGTTGGGTAGCAGATGGAAGATCTTGGATGGCGTGGGGTTCTCGATGGCGATCATAGGAATGTCAGCATTCCATAGCGTCATAAAGAACGCACGGCCTTCCATGCCCAGCTTGAGTCTAGCCTTGTTCAGCTTGCCCTTTGGATACAGGAACCTAGCTCCTGCGTTGGACAAGTAGGTACAAGGGGGATGGGCAATCATTAAGTCCCATCCGTTATCAAGCACATCTCTCACGTCCCCTTGGTAGTGGGGGCCGGGGACATCCGTGGGTATGATGTCACAGCTCATAGCCTCGTGGCCTCGAGCAATGAAAGCATCACGGACTGTACCGGAGTACTCGCATGCTACTAATACTTTCATGCTAGCGTCCAGTCGTGCCAATCAAGTTCGACCGAGGACTTCTCTGGATTAGAATCCTTGGCCACCCTCTTTAACCAACGCCTAGCTTTTGATTCCTGCCCTTCATGTTTTGCTTTGTCTAAGTCAACAACAAGAATCTTAACACCTTTGGGTAAGTTGTATCCGTATACGAATCCTTGTTCGACTGTTATGAGTAATGGTTTCTTCATGTGTTCTCCTTATGTAATGATCGCTCGGTTGTCTTGGATGACGATGCTACGGGCATCGCCCCATACAACGGCACGAGGTTGCGCCTTGCGTTTGCGATCGTGTGTTGCGACACGACAATCGAACCCTTGAATCGGAACGCATTGACCTTGGTAGTGGATTGTCCACCACACATCCTTGCGTCGCTGAGACAAGGGTTTGTTGAAGTGATAAAAGAATCTCATTGGATTAGTCCTTTCGGGTAATAGGTTTTAGCTTCGTCAATCGAATCGAAGTGGCCAAGGAACTCTCGGTTCCCATAGCTTGTGATGTCTGTGCCTTGCTTTGCCTTGGAGTGATACTTGTAAACATCACAGCCTTTATACTCGAGCCGTTCGTATGCTGGCTCACCCGAAGAATCGGGTGGGCGAACATCCCATTGCGGTTCGATGGCTGTGTATGTTCTCTGTGCGAATACCTTGAAGTTTCTTTTCATGGTCTACCGTCCTGTCCTACCCAGCCCATGCCGGCGTAGTCATTCTGATCTTCGTACTCTTCAAGGTCACCCCATTGCTTTGCCATAGCCTTGGCGATTCCCTTGAAGGTCGTGCTCCTAACCTTCCAGCGATCTTTCCCCGGCGCTTGCCAATGAATCCGTTGTTGAATCTCAATGGGCAACGCATCGGTCTCATCTTTGAGATCGGTGGTTGGTACAAGCTTGGGCAATCCTTTAAGCCACAAGCCAGTAGCTTTCTTTTCTTTGTGCCCGAACATCCAAGGCTGGATGATCTGGTCGGGGCCACGACCAATGATGGCCTTCGCATACTTATGCATGATGGGATTCTCGATGGCGATGTGAGGGATGTCGGCCTCAAGCAACTGCTTGAAGAACTCGGCACCCGCTTTCATCTGGTCCCAGCGTCCCTCTTTCTTATCCAACCAGCACACACCCGAGTTGCACAGGTAAGTGCAGGGCGGATGAGCAACCATCAAGTCCCATCCTTGGTCAATAATATCGAACACACTACCTTGGTAGTGCGGTCCTTTCTTATCGGTCGGGAGAAGATCGCACGACATGGCGTCGTGTCCTCTTGCGATGAACGCATCCCGAACCGTACCAGAATACTCGCAAGCGATAAGTACTTTCATATGTTCTCCTTTCTATTCTCTGAAGTGGTCAGCGTAGCTCTTGTCTAGCTCTGCTTCAGTTATGTAGCCACCCCAATCCTCAAAGGCTTGTTTGAAGTTTGTCTCGGTGTCTGTTCGACCTTTCTTACATTCGAGATACGCTTTGCGAAGAGTCTTCTTCGCACCTGCTTCTGTCAATGAGGCCACGGCGATGCCGTAGCCAAAGATGTCAGGGATAACTCCAATCCAAATGTATTTCATTATTAGCTTCCTTTCTTATTCTTTTTGTTGTAACCCGTCCAGCCTAATTTTCGTAGGGCTGACAAGGCTTTGGATGCATAGCTCCCCGCGGGTTGTACACCGTGGATGAGGAGACCGAACGACTTGCCAGACTTGTAAGCGTGGCTGTCGTCGTGGTCGATCTCTAGCCCCTTGATCTTTGCTTCCTCGTGACTGAACACAACCTCGGCAGACTTGAGTTTATGGGTGTCGATCAGCCAGTCGTGGATACCGCCACGGCTAGCATTGAGGGCGAAGTTCTTGGGGATATCACCCAACCGAAGCACCCACATATGGACGCTCTTGGTGTAGGCGTAGAAGGTACGCAACGGATTCTTCCGTGCGACTTCCATCCAAGCATCGAAGTATTGTTGATTGAAGAAGTCTCCGCTGACGTGAACACGGATGAGGTTGGCTTTCTTGGGAAGGCTAGCCTCGATCAGTTGTGTCATCTGCTCGGTCGTCTTGCCCTTCAACAACTCGAAGTTGAACCATCGTTGTTCACGGACATTCTTGTATTGGACTTCGTCCGATGCGGCAAAGCATCGGAACTTGGTATCCAATCCATCTTGGATTCCGCTTCCGTGTCGACCAGCTCGGGACAAACAATCCTTCGCGCCGGGGCAGGCGTAACCTGCTGGCAGACTGAAGGTGAAGATGTCGTTGCCAAGCTTGGCGTTACCTTTATTGAACTTAAGCATTGATGAACCTTTCTTTCCATTGCTGGAATGTTGGGGGTGTGATGTTCTCTGCGATACCACGGATAACTTCGGATAGATACTGAGCCGTGCCTACATAGTTAGCGTAAGTCTCGAAGTCTAAAGCACCCGTGGATAAGGCTGGTGTCATCCTCCACCTGTTATCTCGGAATGAGATGTCGGTGTGACAGGTGGTTATTGAATCATAGTCACCAGCATTGGGGCACTTAACTCGCTGTGAAGTCCTATAAGTTAGACGAATAGACTTAGAGTCGTGTTGCCATCTTAACTGACGGATAGTTATCTGCTTGTCTGGGAACTCAGCCGTTACGGTTGAGGATGGGAGTACTTGGTCTAATACAATGTGATTGTTGAGGAGCTTCGCCAACGCTCCAGATTTAACGGCGATGGGTAATAGTTTCATTGGTTATTCCTTTCAAGAATATGAACCCCGCTACAGGGGTAACCTGTAACGGGGCTCGGGTTATGTTATCGGTTAGCGAGGTCGAACAAGATGTTGCGGATACCCTCGAGGGCTTCCTCGATCTTGTCGTTGTTAGTTACGGAGACGGAATCACCGTTACCGTATTCGTCTTCGTCGTTGTACAAGTTGCCATCGTTGGCCATGGTATTCCGAAGAGCACCATTGAACTCATCGACGACCTCGTACTGACAGGTGCGAAGCTTCTGGCATTCGCAATCTGTCGGGACGCTGACGACATCGGCGGGGTTGATCTTGACGATCACGATGCGTTTGTCCCCACTGCCGAAGGACTGAGCGTACTCCAACGAGCCAGCGTGGAAGCCATAAGAGCATCCGATGCCAGCGTCGTCGCATACCTTGCGTCGCTCCATCCGTAGGGTTGAGCCTACTCGGTTGGAGAACTTGCCCGTGTGATGATCTGTATAGTCACCACGCAAGGACTTGTATGCCAAGAAGCACCCGTCTGGGGTGATCGGCATATGCCCGTGGGCAAGGAATGTGTACAGCTCGGTGCGGGCACGACGACTGTCGTTCCGTTCCAAGTTCTCGAAGAACCGAAGCAACGGGTCGAGTGGCAATCCGTTGCGATGGCATTCGAGGATACGCTGAACAAGTACGCCGTGTACTTCTTCGCCGTTGTACTTCACCGAGTTTTCGGACACTTCGAACGCACCACCAAGATACTTGGTCAATGCGATGCGAGGGTTGATCAGCTCGATGACTTCTGCTTCGGGAGCACCTGCCCGAATCGCATCCAAGACAGCGTTGAAGTTGCCGTGGGTTGCGGATAGAGTATACGACTGGCCGTTGGCGACCACCGTGATACTCTCGTTAGTGATGATGTATGTCATTGTCTATCCTCTCTTTCTTTTATTTGTTTCTCTGAATGATCCCCAGATAGGAGATCAAAGTTTCTGTGGCTGAAGACTTATACTTCTTCGTCCATTGAGTATCGTTGTTCCAATGGCTACGGCTAAGCGTAGCCCAACGAACCATCGGCCAACCCCGCAGCAAGACATCGGAGTGATGCTTGACTGTGAGTTCGTCGTCTGGTTTGAAGGACTCGAGTGTCTTGCTAGACATCAACTCCTTCAGCCCGAACCGTTCGGGTTGCTGGATGAGGTAAGCTAGGCTGACGACTTGGCTGGAATACTTGGTGTCCAACAACTCAACTACCTTCTTGGCTGGGTGTTGGACTGGCAGACCAGAAGCACGGATTGCTTTAGGCAAGTCGCCGTTCTTCCAATGGTCGTCATTCAACCAAGCGTAGCCGTCGAAGATGGCTCGCTCCTCACCGTTGCACAAGTTGAACTCGAGCCGACGCCAGACCAGTTCGCCCAAGGCTTGGTTGTCCTTGAACATAAGGGTCATAGCATTCTGCAAGGCAGTATCAAACCAAGAGCCATCGTCGGGTAGCTTCTCGCCTTTCTTCTTGGCGAGTATCCTACCCTTGAATAGCTTGGCTAGGGTCAACTCCTGCACCAGCTTCTTGAGATTGCGGTTGTCGAGGAGAGGACTTGTCGGTTCGAACTTCTCAATCTCAACCCACCAATCATCATCGGTGTATTCTCCATCGAACATCTTCCAATGATCAGACTCCTTGCTTGCGTGTCCCGTCATATCCATATCCAACTCGAATGTCTTGCCCTTGGTGTGCTTGGCATTCTTGTCGTAGGACTGACCGCCACCGACCGTATTGGCAGGAGGCTCGGGCAATGTGTTGTAGTCCACATACTTGATCTTGGCTAGCTCCTTGTGAGTCTTGCATAGATCATCCCAATCCTTCTTGCAGGTGATCACATAGACGGTTGCGTTCTCCTTGATGTGGCCGTTGGCATACGCAAACTTGAGTCTGCCAGTACGGAAGTGCTTCTTGTCGGGGACAAGATATACTTCGACATATCGGTTGACCATAATGGAGTGAGGAGATTCCTGGCGGAGTCTGTTCTTACCCCAGTTACGCCAACCGCATAGCGTCACGGACAAGTCGGGGTGTACAACCTTCGACCCATCCTTTGTCACCATTGGCAGTTCAACGATGCCATCTACCTTCTGTCCCTTCCATAGCACCTTGTTCTTGATCTTCTTGAGCAGGTTTTCCATCCGACTATCGTGATGGTAGCTCCGACTCTTGAAGATGTTGGCTTCGATGCAAGCATCCCACCAAGTTGGTGCGGACTGGATACGACTCTCGACTACCCGTGCCAAGCTATCGATCACCTTCTTAACCTCGGCGGTCAATCGCTTGACGGTCATCGGAGTGTACATCAGAGCCTCACGGCTTGGTGCAACCTGCAATCCACCAACCTCGATGTCGAAGGTGATGCCAAGATTAGTGGCTACTCCCAGATCATCGGGCAACTTGAATGAGTTGTAGTTGATCGGGTATCTGACATCGCCCATCACAACATAGGAGTGTGTGTCCTCGTTGGGGTCTGTTATCTGCCAGTTATCTTCCTTAAGCACGATGGATTGCGGTACGAGGTTGATGTCCCGATACTCGTCGGCTGTTGCATTGCTCACCGTGGGTTTGACACGGAAGACATTGAACACCTCGACTGCGGTACTTCTGAACCGCTCCACATCGTTGGCCTTGACGGGTAGCTTGACCTCGACGCCGTTGGGTTCGTCCGTCTCGGACTCTTCCAAGGTATCGAAGGACGGCACACCGAACTCGTCCTTGAAGCATACCAGTACCCACTTCTTACCACCCTTGATGCAGGTGATAGTCCATTGGTCGGTGTACGCGGCCGGTGCTTTACAGCCCAGACCGAAGCCACCAGTATACTCATTGCTGGTGGACTTGTATTCACCAGACGAGCCATAGCTTGCCATCAGCTTGCCGAACTCGTCGATGTCTAAGCCTAGTCCCTCATCCTTGATGATGAAGGTCGGCCCCGATGTGCTGGGGAATGTCACCTTGATGGGCGACTTGTTCCCGCTTGCCTTGTGGGATTCGTTGGCATTGACGGACAGCTCACGGATTACCGCCTTGATTGGGTCGGCATACAGACCAGACAAGATGCCCATGATGTGGGCACGATTGGCTAGGTTGACCGTGAACTGTGCTCGCTTGCCAAGGGTCTTCGCCACGGGGTTAAACCTTGACTGCGTTGTTATCATTCACTTTGTCCTTTCTTGTTAGGGTTACAGTCCAGAGTGATACGCCTTCGGCTTTTTCCCAGAAGCGTATGCGAGTCATATCTGGTTCGGCTTCGTAGATACTCGGATACAGACGATCAGAGACCAGCACATTGTCCTTATCGAACAATGCGTAGCCATCCCACTTCCGTATCGACTCGTGTACCTTTACTCCCTTACTCATCCGAGTGTGGGGAGTAAGCTGGATAAGAACTTGGGGAAGGACTTCTCCACCTTACAGTTGCTCACCAAGGACTCTGCATCGTGGATGCCACGAGCCTTGAGTTCCCCGATCAGCTTGGTCATTGAGATGTCAGACCTTGAGCCTTGGCTGGCCGTGATCTGCCACTTGAGACCTTGGAAGTGCGTGACTCCCCGACTCTCGAGTGCCGTCTTGAACACGGGGATGATGCTCTCTCGGAGCTTCTCCGCATTCAACTTGGTCTGGTTGTATTCGCCGAATAGGTCTACCTGTTCAGCCGTATATATTAGTTTGCTCATTGTGTCCTCCTTTTATTGGTTGGTGTACCCCACCTAACGGCGGGGAAATCTATGCGTCTGCGTCTTCTCTTGGGGCGTAGTCGCCAGTCTGATTCTCGTAATCCTCTCGGTCGAGTTTCTCAGCCCGCTCCTCGTCCCACTTGCATTGCTCACGCAAGTCCTTCTCATACTCTTCGTCTGGGTCGGTGCTCATAGTTTCTTCCTCTTTCTTTGTTGTTTCTTTGCGAGTTGAACTAGTATCTCGCCGAGAGTATCCAAGATATCTCGACTGAGCCGTCGCTGTTTGGCCTTGGTCATATATCAAACTCCATCTGCTGGGCGACTGGTTCAATCTGATAGCCGTATGCCCAGTTGCCAGACGCTAGGTCGAACACGCAACCACCCTTCTCGGCCACGGGTATGGATTCCACGGGGTCTCCATACTTCCCGCCGTCGGGGCACTTGTCGATGTTCACTACCTTGGTCTGCTTCCAGCCATCAGTTCCGAACGAACCCCGCCACCAGACGAGGTCACCTTTTCGGATTGTCATTGGTTTGAGTGTCATTTCACCTCCACAAACTCGGCAACCCCGCAACGGTTTCCGTTAAGGTCGACGAGTTTTTCGGGGACGAATCCAGAGGCCATCGAGGCGGATACTTCACCGAGGATTCTGGATATCTCGGCAAACATTCCGTTCTCCTCAAAGGCTTGGTTGCCCGTCTGAATTTCGATCTTGAACTTGTGTTTCATTGTTCTTCTCCTTTTGGTATTCGACCAGCACGGAGTATAGAATCTCCTGCCAGTCGTCGATTGCTTTGTCTATCTTTGATTTGGGATGCTTCACAGATCAACTCCGGACTTCTTCAACAGCCAAACTGCTCCGAAGCTAAGTAGGATGCACGGCACGACCCATTGGCCGATCTTCCAGAACACGAGTGCCAGGAATACGGCGTTCTCGGCCGTCATTTACGCCTACCTACTTGGATGTTGGAGTTGCGATTCTCGAACCGAGTCCGATGATACCGCTTCTCCACGACTGCTTCGATGATGGCTTCGCAAGCACGGTGGAATCTCTTGGACTTCCGTGCCACATCGCCATTGATTCCACGGATGCATTTCACATCCACGCTGTCCCGTCTGCCCGTTAGCTTGTCCCAATCTTGGGGACGCTTTATCGGGTCAAGTATGATGTCTTGTTCCATATAGCCTCCTTTGTTATTGGCCTCCGAGAAAGAGGAATCCTTTTCCCCTTACGCAAAGGCCACGCTTCTCCATCTTCCTTAGGTAGAGTTCGAGTCTTATGCCCCGAACCCACCCAAGTATAATCTTGTGTAGTTTCATTTGACTCCTCCGATTAAACCGCTCGCCCGCCAGCAAACAATACATTTCTTAGTACGGATTGTTGGCCTTTACGATTGGTGATCTTCTTGTGGCGTTCAAAATCCTCGGGGTTCTTGAACACTTGGATTGTGCCTCCCGTTTTATGGTCGAAGACGAGAGACCCCCGATACCTTTCGACATCGGGGAGTCTCGTCGCCTTTCTATAACCTATCGGGAAAGCTGGATAGGTTACGACCCTGGCGTCCATGTGACGGACAGCTTATCCAGCTCGGCCTGCGTCGGCATCTCGTACCGAATCTTCACACCGAAGTCCGAGGCACGGGCGTTGACCATCCGCAGGTCGGCGTTGTACTCGTGCATCGCTTGAGCCTTGGCGAAGTTGGGAAGCCTTGCAGGTGTTCCCTCGTATCCATTCTTGAGTCGGGCGGTATATGATACCACTCCGAGGTTATTGGTTTGAGCTATCACTTTCATTATGTACCTCTTTCTTTTATTGGTTGTTGTTTGTTACCCGTCACCTAGCGATGAAGGGTGAACGATGCAGGTGGTAGAACTAGCTACCCAACCCCACATATGCTCAGTTACCCCGATTGCAGTCGGAGATACCTGAGACTCCATACCTCGCCTAAATTAACGACCAAGCTATGGACTGCACACCATAGCTCGAATCTCTAGGGTCCTAGGATGTTAGTGTTGTGGTGGCCTGCACCGTTCACCGTTCACCGATCATATCGGATTATGGATACATCGTCCCGATCTTCGCTCCAACCTTTCTCTTTCAAGAAAGATTCAGCTCGTTCGAGATTCTCGAAGCTTTTCACAATATAGTTATTGCGAACGACAAACCATTTTTGTTTAAGCATTGTGTTCTCCTTTCAGTTAGTTATATAGTACTTGTGCCCAAGAAGTTGGATGTAGATTGGAAAGCCATAGAAGGTTTATACACTATGGGGATGAAGCCAGACGCAATAGCCCACACATATAACCTTAACATTCAATCACTTCGAACGAGGATTAAAAGGGGTCAATGGAGGGTTCAAAAGGATGCACTAAGGGCTCAAAAAGAGGTCATAGTGACCCAAGAGCGGGCTCAGATGGTCGCCAATGCTGGCACCGCCTATCAACAAAGGCTGACAAAGCACGTCGAAGCGGGGCTCGCCGTTCTCGACGACAATCTGCCCACCACCCGCCCCGAAGTCTCCCAACATTTTGATGCGTTGGGTAAGGTGGATAAGATTGCCGTTCGAGCCTATGGTTTGGAGTCCACAGTCCACGGTTCTCAGTCCACCACCCTCAATCTAAATCTTTTGCGTGTGGATGCAACACCTTGCACCGCAGAGACTTCCGTGAAAAAGGCGGAAGTGATTGATGTGCAGTGAGTTGCTACTCGGTTTAATACAATGACTATTGTGCGACTTTTCGTAAGCGTAGCCATTCCTCGGTTGTTCCTCGGAAAGTGATTACTGACTTCACTCGTTTTGGTTTGGGGTTGCGGAAGCCAACTCCCAAGTTATTGCATATTGTATTGATGTTAGAACGATAGCGACTCATCATAGCTAGGTTAGTTTTCATTGAACCTTTCTTTCTCCGCCTGTTAGCGGTGTCGAAGCGGGGGTGATTAGCCCCCGCCTCGGTAACCGTTAACCCTTGGTAGGATTAGCTGGCGATGTCGATCGCCTTGGTCTCCATCTTAGCCTTGAGGGTACGATAGGCCGTCTTTTCGTCCTCGGTAAGATTGGAGTAGCCCTCGGGCAACTTCTCCTCTTTGACCTTGGCCTTGGGTACTACCTTGCGAATATAGGAGACGGACATCCGCCTCACTCCATTCTCGTCGGTATTGACCGAGACCTTATCGAACACTAGGCCGTTCTTATCCTCCATCCGAGTGATAAGTAACCGCCCGTTGCCGTTGGTCTCGTTGCAGTGTGCCGAGTGTTTCTTCACCCGCTCCTCGTGGGTGGAGTTGTCGTTGGTCAATCCTTCTGATTCGCAGAAGGCTTTGAATTTCAACGCCCCGCCGTAAGTCCTCGTTTCCGAGTTCTTATAGGTGCGGGTTGCCAATGCGTTGGCGGGATTAATCAATGCGAGTGTAGTATCTGTATTCATATTATGTTTCTCCTTTTTATGGGGTTGTTTCTATCCACCCTATCGGATGAATAGATGGCAACCCCCTTCAAAGCGTAAGGGGGAAGGGGACTATCTTGTGAGTTTACACAAGGGAAGTATCCTATTCCTTACAGAAGGGGATTGTGATTCCCGAACCCTACCGAGCGATTCCCTCGGCGGATTCTTCCAACTCTGTCAGCAGGTGAAAACGCTAAACCGATTCTCAAAGAGGACTATCAGCCTTACCCCTTCCATCCCTTAGTGGAACGCATTGGAGACTATCTCCCGCTTATTCCCGACAAGAAGGGTAGTATTGAGGCTTTCCTCCCATCCACTTTCTCGTTTCTCCCCCCGCTTATTCCTCGGCGTTATCTTCCTCGGAAACCTAAACAGCCCTCTTGCTAGGATGGCCTATGTCAAATTTAACTACTAACTTATGCGATGCACCTACCCCAAACTTCCCACAAAGGGTAGGGGGACTCCCTATTCCTACCCCCCCGCTGGCTGTCAAGATTCCTACGTATAAGGACGTGAAAAATTTAATTTATTTTTTATCCCCTTTGGGCTAAAAACCCACCCTATTACACCCAAAACCGTAAAAACTACCCCCAGGGTGGATTATCTTGATCCACCCTAATATAATCAACCCACCCCCTAAGTCGTTGATTTTCTTCTGTAGTGGTGTATATGGTGGATTATATTTCTAATATATAGTAGTGTATAGGAAAATATAAGTATGGGCACAGCCCCATTTGTTATATAGGTAGCTCTTTCAAAAAGGCCCTTTTGATCCACCATATACACCACGTCTCAAGTAAATCAACGACTTACGTCGAAAAACCTAATCCACCCTGATTTTCCTTAATCCACCCTCCTAGGTCCACGCTTCGACACCTTACGTCGTCTAGCCTTGGTAACTACCGTAGGCTCAGCAGCTTTCCAGATTTTGTAGTCTACATCCAGCTTTAAGGACTCCTCCATACAGAACTGATAGACCTTCCAAGACCAAGGGTCCCATCCAAACCATGGGGTTCTGGATATAAGGTCACCGATCCAATAGTATAGATATGACACCGCGGATTGGAATCTCTTGATCATACACGCCTAGCCAGAATGTTCTCTCTGGACTTATGTACCTGTTCGAATCCCTGCAGCCGGAGTTCTTCGATCGTCGCGTCGTAGCTTCGCTCTTGATTGTACTCGATACAGATGAGACGTGTAGAATCCAAAGTCCCACGCATAGCCTTTAGGATTTCTAGATCGAACCCTTCCGTGTCTATGCTGATGAAGTCGTAGGTCTCGGTTAAATCCTTGGGTGTTATGGTGGATACCAAGTACGACATTGGATACGGGGTTAGCGGAAATAGCTCCTTCGCATTGGGCGCAATCGAGGAACTGTATTGTTCGTTCGTCCCGTCCAAGAAGAATCTGGTAAGCCCGGACTTATCCGACATTGCCGCGTTTATCAAAGTGAACCGCGAGTCCTGACCGTACATCTGCAGCAAGCTCATAAACAATCTTGGGTTTGGTTCGACCAGCGTCCCCCACCAACCGGAGAGGGCGAGTGCTCTGGTATTACTTAGCGTCTGTCCATCGTAGGCCCCGATATCCAAGAACCTACCGCTGGGCAAATCGGCCAGCTCCCGTAGGATGACCGGCTGTTCGTCGGTCTGGGTGAAGTGTTCCATTGACCCGAACATAACCGAGGGGTAAATCCGTGTCCATGATTTTCCCAGCCCTGCTTATCCTACTCGGCTGCTGGGTTATCGCTTTTGTAATGACTCGTTAAGAAAGGTATTGCGTTGCAGAAATACTTCTGATACGTATACGTGTAATGCAAACAAATGCTCCGGCTGGTGGTGAATTCGTAGATCAATTTAATCGTGCCACAACTTTTGGACAGATTGCACTTCCAGGCTCGGCTCTGGCCAACCCCTTGGTTTTAGCTAGTGGCGCATCTTTGACTATCCCAAACCAAACCGGAACAATTGCCGTAATCGATATCGGATCAGATAATATTGATTTCCCATCCATCGGGGCTAATGCAACCGCAACGCATGATGTCACAGTTGCTGGGGTTGCTGCGGGTGATGCGGTTTTAGTGACTTGCACAACTGCCCGGACTGGAACTGCTCTGAGAGTAGTTTTTTCTGGGTTTGTTGCAGCCAGTCCTGCCAACACAGTAACAGTTCTCGCGAGTAATACCAGCGGCGCTTCAATTGATTTGCCAGAGTTGTCTTTCAAAATTATTGTTTTCAAGGGTATCTAAGTCGGTCGATCCAAGCCTTAACGCACTTGTCTATCTCGGCATGCTTGGCCGAGTCGGTAAACCCCGAGCCTACTGAGTCGATAAGGTAGATTCCTAAACAGTTATTGATATCCCTGCTCTTGTGGATGAAGGAGCTTAGCTCCACCACCTTCCCCATAATCTCTTCGGTGCTATATGTAAAACTCGGAAGCAGACATCTGCAAATTGCCGTGAACACTCCCGGAGCCATCCTGTCGATATCGTTCCTGAACTCCTGCCATTCTACGAGCGTCCGTATCGTAGAGCCCTTGGTGTAGAGGGTACTGATTGTCTCCGCCCCGATCATCTTGATCATCTCCTCAAGATCCTTGGCTTGGGGGTTTCGACATCCGAAGTAATCGTAGTCTATCGATAGGATCCATTTGGCATCACTAAATACTGGCTTGGATAAGTCCGTGACAACCGTGAGGGCCAACTCCCTTGATGTGATCAGAGCGTTCCGCGGTGCATAATCCTCATTGAGAAAGTAGAAGGGTACGGACAACGATGAGCCCAGCCGAAGCCCTTCCCCCGTCCTACCGATTGCAAAGTTGTAGAATCCATCCATGAAGTCCATCGAGCCTTTGTCCTTAATCCAAGTTGCACGGTCCACCAATCCTAGGTCCACCATCTTCGATATGAAGTTGCCGATGTCGAGTTGTCCGGTGAACATTGCAAGATCGGAGTGGGCGTCGACATTCACAATCTCGAACGGGCCTTGGAGTCCGTCGTCGAGAACCTGCCAGAGCAATTCGTCATGCTCCTTGAGATGACTCACCTTCGGGATAGAACCTCCGGTGGCCACGTGACTAGTACTCCTCACGAGCCAGACTGATCTTCCAGATTGTAGTACCACGTACAATCTTTCGTTTCAGCCTCTCGTCTGTTGATGAGAGGTTAGCCAACATTCTTCCAAGTGCCCGCGCCCCGTGGATAAACATCTTCACGGAGTCCCGGAGACTTGCGTCATTCTGGAAACCCAATAACAGTTCCGTTGCCGTGCCCGACCATTCGATTTCTTCCGGATGATCCTTGGCGTACTGCTTTAGGTACAAGTCTAGGAACTCGGAAAATTCGTGTGAGCCGGACGACGACCTGGATTCCTGTAATAGTATCGGATGATGGTAGGACTTAACTCCGTACCGTTCCGAACCCTTGGTCTCCGCCGGCGGGGTCCAGCTTACCAACCATGCAGCGAAGTGGGGCATCTCTTTGTTGAGAGTTGCTTCCAAGTCCGCGTGGCTGGGGAACTCGATGCCGTGATCCTTGAACTTGTATAGGCTGATCTTATCTAGGATCGAACCGTCGGTGTGGGGGATTGCTTGAATGGATTCTGGATCGTCGTTGAGAGTATCGATGATCCGCCCCATCCAGTCCACGGTCTGCGCATCATGGAACTTCCTGTGATATGCATGGCGTGTGTTTGCTACACCCTTCTTGATCATCTGACTAAACTTCTTGTGGGACTCCAACGAATTCGCTGAAGACGAGTCGTCGACGTTCCATACGGCTACTTCGAACAGTTCGGCGTTGAACGACGAACCATTGACGAGGTAATCCGATGCGTCGCTACCTCCCCCCATAAGGCTGGCAACGATGCGTGATCCGAAGAGAGTTTTACCTTTCCCGACGGGGCCAGCTATGAAAACTGCCTGACCGGGTACGAGGCGACCTTCGAGGGCGGAGCAGTAAAACCGCTTAAGCCAAGCCATCAGGTAGGTAAGGGAGTCGTGTGGGTCTAGAGCCCTGTCCAAGAAGTTCGCTATCCATGGGAAGTTCTCTCCCCAAGCATGGGAACCCTCGGCTGGCTGTACAATGCGTAGGCGCGAGATGTTGAGCACTCTACGCCCGTTCTGGATCAGGACCTCCCTTGGGTCGTAAAGACACGGTACAGGGGCATCTATGATGCGAGAATCACGTATCCTACGCATCGCCTCATCCGCTTGGGATAGGGTACCCCGTAGATCGGGTGCCCCCGATAGCCCAAAAGAGCCAATGATATCCTGCTTAGCTACCCCAGACTCTGTAGACCGCCACTTACCTTCCAAGTCCCGACGCCAGTAATACTTGCCGTCGAACCAGAAACTGGAGATGGCACCACCGTATTGATCCTCTTGGAACTCCCGTACCCAGTTGGAACCGAACAAGTCTGCCCAGTTGTAGAAGCTACGTTCCTGTGAGAAGGCAACCATGCCTGTCTCGGTAACGATTGCTGCGGTTGGGTTTGAGTTGGCTGTGGCCTCGGGGCTCCAGAACGCTGGGCCTCGGGCTCCGACTTCAAACGGTCCCATCCATTTTCCTGGATAGGTTGCTTGCAGTCTCTCAAATACTTTATCGAGTGGGATTGCCGCGTCACCTTCGCCACGATACTTGCGGGCTCGCTCCACCGCGATACCCAAAAGATTATGGATTGCGTTAACCTTGATCGGTGTTTCGCTGAAGGTAATCGCCGGTGGCATCCAGCAGTAATATTGTTCGGGACGTTGGATGTTATCGTCCAGTCCGGGAAAAAGATTCTTAGCATTGGTTTCTTTTATTAGTAGTCCGAGAAATTCTTTCATCACTCCGGGGAGTATGGAGATTGGTTCTTCGAACATCCAGATGACACGGCAGTTTCCGCTGACAGTACGATGAGCGAACATGGGTTTGAAACCCGTGCGTGTTCTACGTCCTAACCCGTCGGTGATTTCTTCACGGGTCACGACTGCATCATAGTCGGCGATCAGTCCGTGCATCTTCCACGGAGCATTCGTTTTGTTCACCCGACCGTGAGGATTGATTCCCTCATAGGCGGAAACGAAGTGACCTTCGGTCGTACTTAACGACACCCAGTCTTTGAACGCATCTTTGCTTTTCGGAAACTCTGGCCAGTCCTTGATCTCCCAAGGTTTGACTGGTGTGATGTTTCCGCTCGATAGGTTAGGGAGTGAGAAGAGAGTTGTCTTCATTTCTCGTAACACTCCGCGTCTTTGGATTCGCTACCAATGGGACAACCCGGTAGCCATTCTGGTGTGGTACTCATAATGTGGTCTACGTCCTTACATTTCACGTCCTTATCAACTTCAAGGATAACTTCGTCGTGGACGTGAAACAGAACACGAAGCCCTTGGTTTTCGAGGCGTTGGACACATTCTGCGAACACGTCCCTCGCCGTTGCTTGAACTAGATTCTCACACAGCCGTCCGCCGTAAAGAGGATATTTCGGCCCTCCCAATTCTAGCGAAGCCCTCCAGTCTGGTTTGCCATGCTTACCCATTTGGGGCGTGACATCCCAATACTTTTGTGCCCGACCTGATGGAAGCTCTACGTGGTAGTCTTCGCCTTTGGATTCCCGAAGCCCTCGCTCCAGCTTGCTCCATAGTTCCACCACTTTAAAATTTTTACGACGATAGTCGTCGACCAAGTCCCTGCTCCTAGCTTCGGTGATTGTCAGGCCAGCCATGAGTTTGGCGATGAGAACGAACTTCTTGGAACCGCACCCATAGCCCAGCCCCAAGACCTGTGCCTTGGCTAGGGCATAGAGATCCTTGGATTTCTTGAAGGTGCCCTTCTCACCCTTCCACATCCCCGTGGATATGGCAAAGGCTTCGTAGATGCCATAGCCGTTCCCTACAGCCTCAAGGAGGGCGGTATTACCCGCCAGCCATGCCAGTACCCTTGGCTCGATTTGGGACAAGTCGGAGATGATGAACTTCTTCCCTGGCCTAGGGATGAGGCAAGCCCGCAGGTCTACCCCGAAGCATGGGTCTCTCGGTAGGTTCTGGAGGTTGAACTTGCTGTCCCCTGACCACCTACCAGTATGGGCACCAAAGTACTTTAGCCCGAAAGGCATAGTCCCATCGGGACGCCGGCGACGATAAAGGATATGCATCTTCTGCAAGAGCATGTTGGCCTTACGCCAGTCCCGCATAGCCCCAACCCAAGGGAACTTCTCGCCGTAGGTTTCTTCCCAGAGCTGACAGCCGGGATCGTCCTCGGAAGTGGACGGGGGTACCTCGATGCCAGCCTCACGGCAAGCCTTGGCTAGTCCCGTTACGGACAGCACGTCGCTGGTGTAGTCCCCGTCGGTCTTCCAAGGCATGTGCTCAATCGCCTTGATACGAATCCAATCGAGAGCGTTAAGCCCCTTGTCGACCAGTTCGGTGTTAACATTGATGCCATGCCATCCAGCCTGAACGGTATGCTTTGATAAAAATTTTTCCACCGCGGACATGCGGTCACCGAAAGTCTCGTATAGGTCTAAGCAATGCTGAGCGTCCTTCGCTGCGTAGAGCTTAAACTCCGCACCCTGCTCGGTATCTTTAACTTCATTCCAAGTCTTGCCCTTCATGCCAGAGCGAGGATCTTTTGACATGTCTACCCCGAGGAGTTGCTTAGAAGCCCCAGCCAAGTTACGGGGAGCACCCATGTAGGCTGATAGGTTGGCTGTGCAGAAGAACTCCTTTGGCTTAGCCGTGGTGATACCCAGCTCATGCAAACGCTCGATACACGATCCGTCGAATGCGTAGTTATGTGCTACCCAACGCTGACCGTCGATCTTATCCCATGGTGCGTTCTTAGGGTGCCCAACGTATTCTACTCCCAGCCCCTTGATGGCAACCATGTAGATGTCAGCCTTCTCGTGACGTAGGTAATGCCAAGTACCCAGCGTCGTGATGGACGTTTCCTTGTCGTAGTATGTTTCAAAATCTATGGCGTAGGTATTCATTTGATTTTGATAATGGTGATTTTGTCTTCACCGATAATTGCTTTGGCCAGTACTTCTTCTATGAAGGCCATGACCCCAAGACACGCGGCAATACCCTGTGTATCTGTTTCATCCACGTCTTCTAAAATTTTCCCCAAAGCTCTGTGAGCTTTTACGTGGTTATCGATGATCTCAACTGGACCGAATTCTTCAACGATCAGCTTTGCTGATTTCGCCGCTTCGTCCAATCGAGGATCAGGGATTACTACAAATTCTTCCGATAGTTGTTGTGCTGTTTTGTGGTACATAAAATTTTTGCCCGATTCATCTGTTCCGTCGTCGGGACCGCTACGGTAAAAGGTTGCCCCCTACTGATAGGGCTATGTCTCCAGGGGGCACCGCAGATGATACGGCCACAATGAGAAGACATAACCCAAGTTTTATTTCTGCCAAAAAGCATTGCCTTGAGACACATGTCTCAATTCTTCTTCCTGCCTGATCTGTCGTATCCAGCTATTTCTTTCAGCGTTGGTTCCTTTTACGTAGCCAACGATCCAGCCAATAACAAACGAACCCAGACCAACCAAGGTGAAGAGCATATTAGTCCAGCGTTACGATGGCAGGGCCACCGTCGAGGGAGGTTGCGATCTCACCTTCAGCGGGCTTGTCGACAATGGTACCGCCAAGTTTTTTGTTGGCATCTTCCATACCGAGTTCGAGAGCTTTCTGAACGTAGGGCAACAAGAACATTGCTGCGGACTTCTCCTCGTTACAAACGTTTTCGTCTTGGGACATACGGATCTCAAAATCCATTCCCTTACCTTCTTTGTCATACTTGCATTGAATCATTACTGATGTCATTTGTTTTTTCCTTTCTTGGGTTTAACCGACGTCTTCAACCATTTTTCAAAATGTTTTTTATCCACGTCCTGCATACAGTGCAGAGCGTAGAAGCCGAAGATAACTGCTGACATTGTGCTATCTTTTGCTTGGTTGAGATACTTTTGATCCGGATACATGAAGGTTACTGATTTGTCAGTATTAAACCGCAAACCTGTCTCCTCCTGAGCATCAATCGGCAGGAGATACAGTCTCCCGCGCAACAATAACTTTAGAGCTTTTATTACTTCATTCATTTTTTCTTCCCCTTTCGAGTTTTTGATGTTGGGCTTGAATCTTTTATCTGTCCAGCTTTTTCTTCAGCTGCCTGTCTACGTTTTTTAGCATGCTTAACTTCGCTACCGATGATGCCTCGGAAACCATCTCCGTAGTGCATTCCTCGGCGTTTGAAGAAGTCATTCATTCCCTTGTTGAACTTAGCGATCTCCGCCATGGTTAACTCTCGACTATGGCCGGAGACACCCATGCGTACGCTCTCACGTTTTTGAGATGGGCCGAAGTCGTCGCTCATTGAATTTTCCCTCTTTTCATTTTGAAAAGCAGGAATGCACAACGAACCAAAGCTCTTTCCATATGAGCTACCCTATCTTCCCCGAGAGCGTCCGGATTAGCCCGATTACCATCGAGTTGCATAAGTGACTGACATATGTGGGAAATTGCACGATCTGCGTTATAGCGGATGCTATCATCGAAGAACCATTGGCCAAAAGTACTTTTGTCCGAGCCTTTCTCCATGATGCGGGTGACGGTGCAAAAAGTTTCATTCGCGACCTCGTTAATACTTGGCGCTCTAAAATCATTTTGCTGGCTCATTTTCTAGATCCTTCTGGATACATTTAGCCATGAGTTTCGCTGCATCGATTTGGCAAATAGTCGCTCTAAAGATTGCTGCGCCAGCATGTGTGTCGCAATCATCCCTAAGTTTAGCCAACATCGTCCTGCTTCTATCCAACGTTTCAATCATCCATTCTATATCGTATTTCATTTATTCTCCTGTTTGCGGATTTCCACTTCGGCATATCTGCCTATCTTGGCGATCTCGCGTTCTGCTTCTTTCTGTGTTCTAAAGAAAAGATCGATGACGGGAAGTCTTTTTTTCTTAGGTTTTGACCATTCGCTTTTCCTGTTGACGACCGCTGTCCCGGTGTCTATTGCTCGCACAACTTTTCCCGTTTCCTTAATAGTCACATACGAACCGTACGGGATTACGTACGGGTCTACCGCACACGATTTGCCAGAGACAAGCCTACGCCCAGTCGAGGATTGCATCCTGCTTGTCCATTGATCTTGGCCACACCAGTAAGCAGTAATGCGTACGAGCATCACCCTTGGAGGTTCGACTTCCCACATTAAGTTGGTCGCGCTAACCGGCACCGACCAGATGATAAGGACTCCTAGTAAATGCCTCACACGCACAACTCGTCCTCCACCTCGATCTCCTCCGCCTCCAGCGGTGGTTCCTCGATTTCCCTGAACCGCTCTTGGTTGAATCCCCGTTCAGGGTGTGGTGGTGTGGACGAGTTGGGGTTTACCATCCCCTGCAAATACACAACAATCTCTGGGTCGCCTTTCCAACCTACCCCAACCCCAACGTCCCGTACCATGTACTGAGCGTCTTTGACTGGTAGGAACGAATAGAAATTAATAACTTCCTTCGGGAAGTTGTCGTCGATGCAAACTACTTTTGATCCTCTTCTCATTTGAATAGTCCTTGTATTTTCTCAATCACCCACAGAATAAGAGCTACTGTGAAAAACGTTAAACAGAAACCCAACATTAAGGCTATACTTAAAAACATGATCTGGCCGATTAGATCCCCAAGCAACCTGATCATCCTTTGTTCTCCACTTCATTTTCGCTGTTAGCGCATATCTTCATAACCTTGTCGATATCTGCGTTTTGGCTAGCAAAAATAACTATTTCCGTTTGATGGCTGTCTTTATCCATACCTGTGATTCGATATGCGAACCACCGTTTGGAAACCCAGAGCCAGAGTTGATATAAAATAATGTCCATAAAAAAGTGAGGGCACCGGGCTATTACACCCGATGCCCCCAATAAAGTTATCCGAAGATTGCTTTTAACTGCTCACAGTTTTCGGGGGAATGTTTCCCACCGATCTTGAGCTGGGGCACGAAGTACGAACCAGAGGGGCTCGTACGGATCTTGCTGGTCAGCTCATAGTAGGCTGTGTGGAGACCAGACTTCAGGAACAACTGACTGTCCGTGAAGACCTGCTTTCCGGCAGAGCGGTATGCACTCTTGGCCATGAGCCATTGAGCCAAACCGTACTGCTTGTCACCGACGGCGAACGGGAACAAAGGATTATCTTTGTCCGGTGCCTCGATGGCGATGATGGTCTGGAGAGCTTCGCTGTACCGATCGGTATCAGCCTCGGCTTCCGGATCGTTGGCCAACGCACCACCTGCCGCACGTACGTCGGACAGACGGTTGAAGGTCTTAGCGATCTGGTCAGAACCATAGACCACATCTTGGATGTAGATCTTTTGGAGACGCAGGAAGGTGATCTTCGCTGGCTTCTTGCCGTCGCCGATCACGACCTCGCGGTTATAAACGAATGATCCAGGCTGGAACGTGTTGGACAGTTCGCCTGTTTTAGCCACGAGGTTCAGCCGAGGGACGGTAAAGTCCTTCGCCGAGAATTCTCCCTCGACTTGGCCAGCCAATGTGTTGACGGATAGCGAAGCCATTGGGGCCTCGATAATCGCGCCTTCCTCTTTCGATTCGTCGACTGCTGGGGTTGCTGTTGGTTTAGTTGCTTTAGTAGGAGCAAATGATGTCTTCATATATTTGTTTAGTTTGTTTCTTTTGTTTTTGCCAAGTAGGTAACCTCTCCTCCGCCTTTCAATAGATTGGCTTCGTTGAGCTTATCCTCCAGAGCTTGTTTTGCTTGTTGTTTTTGGCCACGCGGAAATGATTCCGCGTAAGCCTTTTCGAGCTTGCTCCACGATATCGTGGCACAGGCTGAAAATTGTTCTGCTGTTAATTTGTCTTTGATGATGTCGTACGTTTGCGTGGCGTCAACAATTTCTTTTTTCCCCGCACGAGTTTTGAGTTCATAGCCTGGGATGTCACCACCCGACATACGGAAGTCCATATTTGATTTCTTGACGCTGTCGCACCACCTTTCCATGACGCGACGGATGGATTCAGCCTGCGATCTCTGGTCAGGAGTCGCAAGAGTAAGCGGGTCTGCGAGTACCGGCAACTCTGCGTCTCGGAGCATGTCGTATCCTTTGCCGATGACGAGGGCTTTTGAATGTAGTGCTTTGCATGTACCTTTGTTTCCACAGTAGAGACATCCTTTCTCCGTCGGGTTCAGTTCCGGTTCTGGTTGCTGAGCTCGAGCGATGATTGTTTCTACGCGGAGTCTAAGCCGATCGTAATCTTTGTCACGACTAAAAGTATGCCGACTGATCATGTTGATGCGTGGTTGTGCGAAGACCACCTCGACTTCGTCAACGTCTTTCCACTTCTCGAACACTCCCACGGCATACGCCCATCCTTGGATATTCTCTTCGGCGTCATCTACGGCATGCCATCCGAACTTGGCGTCACCAATCTTGGCTTTGCCTTTCCCGATCAAAACAATGTCAGCGGTTCCGAATGTCTTGCCTTCGGCGATCTGTAATTGAACTTCGGGAAGATCCGCAATGATTTCGCCCAGCTCGTTCTTCATCTGCTGGAAAACATCGGATACCATCAGCACATTCTTTTTCTGCCATTCGTCCAAGCCCTCGTAGTTCCCGGTCTCGAGAGCTTTATGCATCATGGTTCCCTCTAGAGCGGCGACAGACCCGCCTTCCGTTGGCTGTGGTTCGTTATCCCAGCCTGGGCAGATCTCCCGCCATTTTAGTGAACTTGGTCCGTATTTGTGGTGGCTCATAGTATTGCTCCTAATGTGTCCCCGTCCGAAAGTGTTTCGATGTTGTGAAGTTTTCGGCGGAGGCTCCTAGCGATTTGTGTTTCAACGGTTCCGTTTGCGAAAAGCAAGTATTGCCGACTGGCAGACAAAGCTCCTGCACGATGAATTCTTCCGAGAGCCTGCTTGGTTTCGATCGCCGAGTATGTCGGCGCGATAAGACTGATTCTTGGTACTCCTTGCAGGTCATGGAGCGACAATCCAACACCACCGGCTTGAATCATGCAAGCACATATTTTTACTTTGTTTGCTTGGAAGTCCGCGATATTTTGTACACGGTCGTCATCCTTTTGATCGCCAATGATTTCTGCCGATTCCTCTCTGACAAGCTTTCGGTAGGCTTCAAGTGATTGTCGAAAGTTGAAGAAAGCAACGACAGCATTTCCTTCTGCGATTGCCTGTTCCGTAAGCTCGAGAAAGACAGGTACACGCATCAACTCCGCTTCTTGCCTCGCCCTGAGTTTGATTGTGAGCGGGTTTTCGGACGTTCGTTTGCTTCGCAATTCCGCAAGCTGCGCCTGCATTTTTTCGTAGATGACGTCAACGTCCCCCATGTCGTAGCACTCTGCGAACACGGAGTTGCTTGGGAAAGCGTCCCCAAGGTCGGCGATTCGGATGCGGTGTCCTTTCTCGGGAAAAATAGATCTGTGAATTTCTTGTAGCATTTTCTTTCCGCCCATGAAAGCCAGACCACGGCCCCATGGGGCAGGTCGACAACCCATTTTGTAATTCCACCGGTAGAAGTCGTGGTATTCATGTAGGCCAAGCATGAAGCCTGTCGCTCGCATGTCCAGCGGATTCTCTGCAGCGGTAGCGGATAGCATCAATACTGGGTACTTCTTAGACCCTGTAAGTATCTTGGCATTAACGCTTGTGGCTCCTTTGCATCGATGTACCTCGTCAAAAATTAAAAGTTTTGCTCCCCTGAAAGTCCACTCCCAACTCTTCGCGTCGTTCCATTTTCCGAGCTTTGTCTTTCCAGTCTTGAGCTTTTCGTAGTTGATTACTTCGTGTTTAACCTCGCCTCGATCGAGCCATTCACGCCACGATGGGATGACTGCTTTCGGGCAGACGACGATGACGTCTGCTCTTAATTGTTGGGCTAACCAGACCGCTTTAGCTGTCTTACCCGTGCCAGTATCGCTGGCGTCTAGGGCTACGTTATTTTTCTGAAGGCTTTGTAATAACGCTTCCGCTCCCGGTTTCTGCCACTCGAACAATGTGATGTCTGCCATATTCGAGTATCAATAGTGCATCGGCCGTGGATAATGTCACGCTTAAATTTGGAAATCTTCTTTGGGCTTCGGCTTTCAGTTTATTCTTCCATTCCGTCTTGCTGGCCATCCCCTTGCTATTTCCCAAGCTCAACGCCTTCTGCCATGTTTGGGGCCGAACCATTTCGATTCTAAACCCCAGCGTCATCGATACACCTAAAATAAAACCGAATCCACGACCGAAGTTAAACATAGCCGAACCGGGACTTCCTGCCCCACCTACGTACCCACCGACTTGTTCGATGACAATAACATCGTGATAAGTCCGCAAACTCTTTAGTTTACCCAGCACATCTCCTTCAGTCTCAGGCATCTTTACTGCGTCGACTAAACCGTTAACAGTTATAGATGCGATACCTCCGCTTGCTCCGGGATCAATAGCTACCATCCAGATCATCTCTTATAAAAAGAGTGGATTGCCAAGGGGATTCTGTTACCATCAGGTAATGTCCCAAATCGAGAAGTATGGCCGAATGTGGCCCGAAGGGGCTACAGCACTTACAATCGAGTTGTTGTCCTTTCGAGAGGGTCTGACCCCAGAGCAGGGAGGTCTTGGTAAAGAACAGCACTTCTGGAATGTAGTCGAGATGTTGTGGCCGTATCATCCCAAAAAGAATCCTCAAGGTTTTCAGCGTAATCCGTGGGCAGATGATCAGATCGTCGAGCTCTGCAAATGGAACTATCTTGGCATCTCTGGACCCAAGTCATCAGCTAAGACTGAAGTGGTTGGGTTGTGGGGATTAGTTAATTGGTACTCCGCTCCGTTCGACACGTTAGTCTTGGTCACAACTACGTCGGTTCGTGAAGCCCGTAAGCGTATGTGGGGTCGAGTCCGTGAACGTCACATGCAGGCAAAGGTAATGCCCGGAAAGCTGGTTGACTCAATGGGCAAGCTTGTGCTGGAAGAAGGTAGTAGTGATCGGTCTAGTATCACGCTTGTTCCGTCTGCGAAGGATAAGGAGAAGGAAGCTTCCGAGAAGTTGCTTGGTCTGAAGAACAAACGGGTATTTCTTTTGATTGACGAGGCCACGGATGTATCCCCCGCCATCTTCGAAGCCACAGCCAATCTTTCAGCTAATCCCTTCTTCCAATGTGTGGCCTGCGGTAACTTCAATTCGGCTTACGATCCCTTTGGCCAGTTCGTTACCCCTAAAGACGGGTGGCAGTCGATCACTGTTGACGAAGGTGGTTGGGAGACCAAAGACGGTTTTTGCTTACACTTGGATGGGGAGAAGACCCCTAACCTAGATCACGACGATAAGTGGCCCTTCTTGCTTACGGGTAAGAAACTAGAAGAGGATAGAAAACGCCTCGGTGAGAATTCTCTGTCTTACTGGCGGTTCATCCGTTCGTTCCCCGCCCCTGCTGGTTCCGAAGAGAACATCTATAGCGAGGCCGACCTCCGTAAGTTCGAAGCCCATAAGCCAGCTATGTGGGTGGGATCTAAACAACCCGTTGCTGTGGCTGGATTCGATCCTGGTTTTACCAGCGGTGGGGATCGATCTGTTCTCTTTCTGGGGAAGTACGGGGAGACCGACGCCGGCATGACAGTTCATTTCGACAAGTACGTGGAACTCCAAGAGAACTCCTCGATAAAGGATAATCCTCGCAATTACCAGATTGCCCAGTTGTTAAAGCAAGAGTGCGAGAAGTATGGTGTTCTTCCTCGGTACCTAGCAGTCGACGCCACGGGAGCGGGAGACCCCTTGTGCGACATCATATCGACTATATGGAGTCCGTCTGTTCTTCGGGTTAAGTTTTCGGAGAGACCGAGCAATATGCCTGTTAGCAAAAGCTCCCGCATGAAGGCCGACGAATCGTATGGGAACAGGGTATCTGAGCTTTGGTATGTAGGTAGGGAGTTCTTGCGGGCGGGGCAGATTAGGGGGGTAACTATTGATTTGGCTAGAGAGCTTGTGGCTAGGCAGTATAGGACGGCTGAACGGGGCAAAATCTTTGTAGAGTCAAAGAGGGATATGAAGTCTAGGTTTGGTAGATCTCCCGATATAGCTGATGCAGCCTTTCTTATGCTGGACGCCTGTCGTCAAAGGGCTAACGCCATAGCTGGGACTACTGTGGCTGGGGGTGGCAAATACAAGGATTTCTTGGCCTTTACTAAAAAGGTAGATGCCTTATATTCTTGACCCGAGGCAAGTAATTGAGTACGTAGGAGTTTAACGTGGATCAGAACCTAGAGACAATCTCCCCAGAGGGTCGGCCACCCAAAACAAGGCTCAAAGATGCTCAATCAGCTTTTGCGATCTATACAAATCTTACTGACGCGGACGCTGAGAGTGCAGCGCAACGGGTGCGTGTCCAAGCGATGCTCGACGGTGAGCCACCGTACAATCCGAACACTCTGCGGAATCTCGGCCAGTCTTATCGTTCGAATCTGAATTTCTTGGAAGCTTCGGCTGACTTGGAATACGCCCTATCGGCCTATTCTGATTTAGTTAACGGCGTCCCGATGTTGGCCCAAGTAAAGACCAAGTTCGGCGACGCAACTCAACGTGGCAATTACAGCCAGATTATTTCTGAAGAGTTTGATCGAGTTCTTCGCAAAGACTGGGACGAGTTCTTCTACAACCAGCAACGGCTAGCCCACGAGTTTGTGGCCTATGGCGTCGGTTTCGCCTTCTTCGACGATGACATTGATTGGCGTTGGAAGGTCGCGGGACTTAAGGATTTCTACCTACCCCGAGGTATTCCAGCGACCGATAGCCGTATTGAGTTTTGTTGCGCCCGTCGTTCTTATTATGCCTACGAGCTTTATCAACACATTAAAGACCCTAAAGTCGCGAGAGCTGTCGGATGGGATATAGAAGAAACTCGTAGGGCAATTATCAACGCAGTTCCGGCTGATGTTTCTGGCACAAGACTCGAATGGGAAGAGATTCAAGAAATGTTGAAAGACAACGATCTCTCACTTTCTTTTGCTCGTTCTGCTGAGATCCAGACTGTTCACTATTATGTGTTGGAGTTTGATGGAAGGGTGACTCACGCAATCGGACTCCGCGATGGCTCTAACCGGAATTTCCTTTTCCGCAAAGACAAGCGTTTCGCGAACATTAACGAGGCTTTAGTGATGTTTACCTATGGTATCGGCACGAATGGCAACTTGCATTCAGTCCGAGGATTGGCCTACAAGATTTATCCGCACATCCAAGTCAATAATCGCTTGCGGAACGCTATCATTGACTCGACCTTGTTGTCGACTTCAGTAATGATTCAGCCACAGACGATGGATGACTTGCAGAATCTTACCATTGCTTACAACGGTCCCATGGCGATTCTTCCCCCGAATCTCAACATTGTTGAGCGGACTTCCCCGAATCTTGCCAACAATGCTTTACCGATTGCTCAAGAGCTTTCGACTATTCGTAGGAATAATACTGGGAGTTATGCTTCACAAGTTGTAAGCGCTGCTACGCAAGAGCGTACCGCAACTGAAGTAAGCGCCCAGCTCGAGAAAGAAGCAGTACTTTCTACACAGGCACAGAATTTCTATTATGTCCCATGGGGTAAGCTACTTAAAGAACAGTTCCGTCGACTTGCTTTAGGCAACTGGAGAGAAGCTCAACCCGGTGGTGATATTGCTATGAAGTTCCACAGGCGTCTACGTGAGCGAGGGGTCCCTATGCAGGCTCTCAAAGAAGTCTATGACGTGACGCCGATGAAGGCTGTCGGATACGGTAGTGCTCAAGCTCGGTTGCTTGCCTACAACGAATTCATGCAGATGTTGCCGATGCTCGATGAGACAGGTCGTGCGAATGTTATCCGTGATCGTATTGCCGTTCGTGTTGGATACGATCAGGTTGATCGTTATGCTTCTCCGAGTGCCGTACCCCCGAGGTTGCCCGTGGACGCCAAGATTGCTGAGCTTGAGAACGACTCTATGCAGAGCGGTCGAAGTGTCACCGTCCAACCCGGCGAGAACCACGCAGTCCATTTACAGATCCACGCAATGGATTCTGTTCGATTCTTGCAAGCACTCCAGCAGAACGCCGTACCGCAGGTAGAAGCCTTCAAATATCTTTCCCTTTCCGGACCGCATATGACCGCCCATCTTCAACAGATTTCTTCCGATGTCAGTCGTCAGGCTGCCGTCGGCCAATACAAAGATATCATCAATAAGATCAATCAAGCTGTTCAGAGACTCGGAGAAAGTCTTGCCCGCGAACAACGGCAACAGCAGGAAGCCATGGCGCAGATGCAACAGAAACAGTTACAGGACGCTATGCAGATGCAGGTTGATGATGCCAAGGGCAAACTACAGGCCGAATACGCAGTTAAGATTGCTAAAGTACAGGCAGACGCTGAGATTGATAGGGCCGCGTCGGATGCTAAGATTGCGATCAAGAGTGAAGAAGCTCGCCAGCGTATGGCTCTCCGAGACGCACAGACAGCTCAGCGGTTAAGGGCTCAGTCCGAAAGGAATCAGTTAGCTGCGCAAAAGAAAAGACTTGCTTAATTTTCGGATTCTGCGACAAACATAGGAATGACTTTCCAAGAGTGGAGTAAGCGCGACGACTACGTAAAGCTTTGGGAAAAGACTTGGCAAGAGCCCCACATGCGGGCGGGCTTAACCGCTTTAATCCATCTCGGTATTCCTCAAGTTAGTATTTTGACCCCAGCAACAACCAATGGAGAGAGCATCAATATTCGAGCTCTTGCCCATTCGAGAACCGAAGGATGGTTCGCCGCTGTGAAAGCAATTGAACTTCTCAAGACACCCACTAACGAGCAACAAGAGTTGCCAGGACCTTGGGAAGACGCAACCAGATAAAATAAGAAAACAAATATATGGCAACAAATTCTGATATCGGATCTCTCGGAGAAGCTCTTAATTCAGCTCTCGGCAATTCGGAGGCACCCCTAGCTTCCGCCACTCCCCTTTCCCAAAACCCAGTTATCGAACCGGCTACTACCCCAGCCCCTGTTACAGCACCAGTTACCGAGACTAATACCGCTGTTACAGCTCCCGCAGAAGCCGTTAAAGAGACTGAGGCCAAGCCTGTTGAAACAGATCTGGCTAAAACTCCCGAGATCAAAACGCCTTCGAAACTGATTGACTCTTTACTTACTCCCGAATCGGAAAAAACCAAAACTGTCGCAAGGGCAGAAGGCGAACTTACCGAAGAAGAAAAACTCCCCGGAAAAGCAACTAACTCCGCTAACTCTGCTTTTGCGGCTAAAGCAAGGGCGTTGAAAGCCGCTGAACAGGAGCTTGCAACGCTTAAGCAAGAGCTTGAAAAGTCTCGCAACGCTGGTAATGCAGAAGCTTCGTCAGAAGTCCAGAACATCAAATCTGAACTGGAAGAAGCTCGCAAGTTAGTTTCGGATTACGAGAGTCAACTTTCTTTGGTCAGGGTGGAATCAACTCGCGAGTACAAACGCACCATCAGCGAACCCTTGGCTAAGGCCGAGAAGGGTTTGGCCGACTCCATAGCTGGTTACGAAGGTCTCAACGTAAAAGACGTATTGAAAGTGTTGGACATTAAAGATCCAGCTCAACGTAGGGCTGAATTCAAAGATGTGATGAACGGGGTAGACGCGATGGATGCTTGGGCGGTTAAGACCAAGTTGGACGAGATTGAACAGCTTCGCTCTAAGAAAGAGGATATGCTGAAGACTGCTAACGACACTCTGGCTCAGATTGAGAGACAGGAAACGGCAGCCGAGCAAGAAGCTAGGTTGACCTTTGACAAGCAAGCCGACGTTGCTTTCGAGAATACTTGGGGTCAGTTCGAAGACTCTTTCCCGATCCTCAAACGTGGTCAGACCCCCGAGTGGGATAACACGATCAAGGCGCTTCGCGAACAAGCTGTTTATCTGGATAAACAACCGCTCGATCACCAACAACGTGCCACTCTCACGTACCAAGCCGTATTGTTTCCTCTCGCCGTTCAGGTTGTCCGCGACCTTACAGAAAAGAGTAACGCGACTATCGCGGATCTTAAAGCTCAGTTGCAAAAGTTCCAAGCAGCTACTCCGGCAGCAGGGGCAGGCACGAATAATTCTCAGTCTGCTGGGTTGCCTTCTACTGTTGGCTTCCTAGAAGCTCTCGAAAAATCGATGGGTCGCTAATGCTAGTCGTACTGCCAGTCGGTCCTCAGGATCGGGAGCAGGCGATTCGCTGGGTGAATTGGGTTGAAGAACTCGGGGGAATGGGTAGCCATCGCTTGATGGTCGCCTGTGCTCGTAGAGTACCGAATCCAACCGAAATCAGTCGGCATTACGAACTGTATGTCCCGCATGACGAAGACGAGCGTGGCTGGCCTATGAGCCCAAATCATTTGTTTAAGCGTGTGGCTCAGCATATTACTTGGGGGCCAAATCCAGAGGCATACTTCTGGTGTGAACCAGACTGTATCCCTTTAGTATCAGGATGGATCGACTTATTAGATTCTGAGTACCGCACCTGTGGTCAGTATTTCATGGGTGCTCGGGTCAATGTTCAAAATACTCCAGAGCACATGAGCGGAAACGCTATCTACCCAAAGAATGTCATGGAGCGGGCGTTTAATTTGATCCATGCTGATCTTGCCGCTTTTGACGTTGTTGGCGCGGAGCAGATTGTTGGTCAAGCCCATTGGACAAACTCGATTCAGCATGTTTGGCGTAACGACGAGGGGCGTAACTTCACCTTCCCCGATCAGGCCAGCGTCGATGCTATGGTCAGTAAAGAAGCTTTAGTGTTTCACCAGAATAAGGACGGCACCTTGATTGAAAGGCTTCGCGAGCGTCGTTCACCTAAGAGAGTAGAAGTAGTCACGACCCCCGAGGTAAAACCTAAAAAGCGTAGGATGCGTAGGAAACCAGGAAGTGAAGATCCTACCAAATAACATCGCGGTACTAGAGAATGATTCTCATATTTCCCGCTGGGTCGAAGAGACTGGGAAGTTGGATCACGACGAGTACTCTCTCCCGATCATTTTAAAGCACATCAAGGATGGTGATTACGTCGTCGACGCTGGGGCATTCATTGGTGACCATACCGTTGCCTATGCTAGGGCTGTAGGTTCTACTGGGAGAGTCTACGCCTTCGAACCCAACCTCTCTGCTTACGAGTGTTTAGTTTACAACTGTCCTTCGGCTATAACGGCCAAAGCTGGACTTAGTGATAAACCGAGTAGCCAGTTCTTTTCCGTAGCCGATAACGCTGGTTCTAGTCGCATAACTGATTCTGGGGATAGGGTTGTATTTGTGGTAACTCTGGACTCGTACGACCTACCTCGGCTGGATTTCTTTAAGTTGGACGTGGAGGGATTTGAAGTATCAGCGTTAAAGGGTGCCAGGAAAACAATCACGAAGCATCGCCCGGTTATGTGGATCGAGGTTAACGAACACGCCTTACAGCAACGAGGCGAATCGCCGATCTCATTAATCACTTATCTACGATCTGAACTTGGGTACGAATTACAATCATTCCCGCCCGAGGAAGGACCCCAATACGATCTTTTATGCAAGCCTCTGTAGACTTATTCATCCGTAGCTATAAGAAAGACTTTGAGTGGTTATCCTACTGTCTTAAGTCCTGCGCCAAGTCAGCCAAGGGATTTCGCCAGATCCATATTGTGGTACCGCATGGTGACCAACACGAACTGAATCATCTTACCTTGGAAAAAGTACATATCTGCCCTAGGTACGCAGAGGATTATTTGGGTCAGCAAGTAACCAAGCTAAACGCTGATCTCTACTCTGATGCCGACTTCATATGCCATATTGATTCCGATACCGTCTGGTTGCACGATGTCTCTCCCAAGGATTTCATCCATAAGGGGAAAGCTATCATATACTACGAGCCATACGATAAAATTGGAGAATGCCCTTGGCAACCGATTGTGGAAGAAGCTATTGGGTGGAAACCTGAGTTTGAATTTATGCGTAGGCCACCACATACATTTCCTAGGTGGATATACAAAGAGATGAGAGACCATCTTCAAGCCACTCATAAAGTGCCTTTTGACACTTTCGTTTCTACTCGCCCAGACCGAAGGTTCAGCGAGTATAATACCTTAGGGGCATACGCTTGGAAGCACCACAGAGATAAGTTTGATTGGCGATATCCCGAACGGGATAAACCTACCGTTAGACAGTTTTGGTCTTGGGGTGGTATAGAGTTTAACCGGGAAGAATTAAACAAACTTTTAGTGTAGGGTCTTGACACCCCGCATCAACTAGTTACATCGTATCTCAGTTCTTTGGCAGAGGTGTCGATGCGATGGGGCTAACTCGCCTGCGCCCTACAGGCTACGCTTAAATGACACCGACGCGGTATCCGACGGCTAACGGGTATCCAACTAACTTCTAGGGCTTGCCGGCTCTTAAACTAAGAAACGACAAAAAGACACGCTCATCGTGTGATGAGAAGTCTTCAGTCATTACTTCAACAAGGAGATAACTAATATGGCATGTACAAATATTGAGAATCTTCTGATTACTGAGTCCGGCCGTATCGGTGCGGATATCTATCGGAAGACTTTGAACACGTCCCCGTGGACGACTCTGGTTAAGCAAGAAGCTTGGCCGGATGAGATGGGCACAACTGTTAACGTTCTGATCTATGAGCGGACCCTGCCGGCTTCCGGCGCTGGGATCACGTTTACTGACGTTGCGTATAACGGTGTCGGCACTCAAGTCATCGGCGCTACCCCTACCGGTTCTAACACCGGACCCGGAACCTGCGCTGTGGCCGGTAACGACCTCGGCTTCGCCCAGACTCTGCGAACCTATAACCTCCAGCAGGCTGCAATCAACTCGCCTGATATCTGCTTGAACGACCTTCGCTTCCCCGTGAAGCGGCAGGAACAGCTCCGCAATATCATGTCGGTTCTGTCTGAAAACACGCAGTATGCTTGGGAAAACCGTTACCGTGACGAATACGTTCGTCTCGCTAACTACAACGTCAACGCTAACCAGACCGAACTTTTGGCGGCTTCCGGCCAGACCAAAGGTTCGTTCAGCACGAGCAATCTGCCTACGAGCCGGTTGACCCAGGGAATCCTGCGGTACTTCTACTCTAGGTTGATCCGTGACGGCGCTGCTCAGAATGCGTACGGCAAAGAAAACGGTGCTCCCGTGTTCTTGCTCGTCACCTCCCCCGAGGCTTCTGACGACCTAATCAAGCTCAACGCAGACATCCGTCAGGATCTGCGTTATGCGAAACCCAGCGAACTAATCCAGCCTCTCGGCGTCGAACGTAGCTATGCTGGTTTCTACCACTTGGTAGACACCATGACTCCTCGCTACGACTTCGTCGGCGGAGCTTGGGTTCGTCGCTATCCGTATGCCACCGATGCTAACGCATCGAAGGGCACTCGGTTCATCCCGAATCCCGCGTACTTCACGGCGGAATACGAAGATTCCATTATCTTCCATCCCGACGTGTTCACCTCGCTGGTCGCGAAGCCCATCAGCTCCACCGGAGCTATGGCATTCGACCCGCAGAGCTACCGCGGTGACTTCCGCTGGCGGAATATCCCCAGCCGGGATTGTAACCCTGACGGCACGATCGGATTCTTCCGGGCTATCTTTAGCTCCGGTTCGAAACCCGTTCGTCCTGAGCTCGGTGTGGTTATTCGCCACAAGCGCTGCGCGGCCGACTTCGGCCTCGTTGGTTGCTACTCGTAATCTGAGTAATTGAATTGAAGGGGGGCGTAGGTTACATCCCTGCGCCTCCCTTCTTTTTATAAATATGAGTTGTGGATGCAACGAGTGTATGGCGAAACGCGGTCGTGGTCCTACCATGGTCGTAATTGCTGTCGCTCCTAAAAGAGGAGATAAAAATATGAAGATTGCTAAGATTGTTACATTTGCAGTCCCGAAGGGTTTCACTCCGCCCGAAGGCGTCGTCGAGGGAGACACGTTCGAAGCTATGGCCACGTTTAAACACGGTGGCAAATCTTTGGACTTGGTTTCTATCGAAGGAGCCGAAGCGGAAATGCCCGAGATGGAAAAGGAAGAAACCAGCAAAGCTCCCGCTGAAGCTGGATTCGCCGAAGCTATCGAAATGGCAGCTGCCCCCGAAGGGATGATGTCTTAAGTGAAGCGTGAGGTGAAGGGCGAAGGCTGGAGAGAGTTCGTCTGCGCGATTGTCGAGCAGGGACTCCATGATCTAGACTTCGCCCTCACCGCACCTATTGGCCGTAAGCTTGACCCGAAAAATTCTTTCACCGCTTTACATTTTGATTTGTTTTTCGATCAAGTTCCCGGTCTTTGTGAAGCTGCTAATATCCGTGTATCGGCAGAAGCTATCGAAAGAAAAGTAAGAGGAAAGATTGACAAACTACGAACTATCAGGAATAGAAGGAGGGAGAAACTATGTCAGAACCAACTCAAGCCAATGTCGAATTTGTAAGCCAACTCCGAAGGGCTTTGCTTTTCGGGCAAATTACCCGCGATCAATTGCGTGGTACTACCGGAGAAAATCTCCAAGGCAGTAGCTATTACCCCGCTTCAGACGATTTTGTCCGAAACTTCCAACGGGCAGTAGCATCGGGTCAAGTGACCAATGCTCAGATTGCTAATCCTAGCCTGATCGAATCCGTTGATACCTACGCTCGTGCCAATAACGATTTTGTTTTACAATGTAATAGGGCAGGTGCTGCTGGCCAGCTCGTGACGACCGTAACTTAAGGAATAAATTATGGCTCTATATCCCGAAGGCACAGCACCACTACCCTTGGACGACGTCCAGAGGGCAGCCAACAAAGCGAATGAACTAAGCCGTCAGGCTCTCGGTCAGAATGGAGCGGTTGTTTTGTCGGGCTCCGCAAACATCTCTGGTATCAACTTTGTCGCGATCCAGTTCTTGGCATCTACCGATGTTACCGTTTTGACTGCTCCAGGAATTACTGGCGCTGGTGGGCTACTCACAACTTTCCCCGCCGGTGTGACAATCTACGGAGACTTTAGAGCTATCACTATCACTAGCGGATTGTTAATCGCTTACAAGGCTTAAGCCATGCCACAGTTAGGGGCGACCCTGTCTTTGCAGAATGCACGGCAAAGCGAAGATGAGGTAGATGTATTACAGAATTCTAGTTCTGGTATTATTTCTGCTACTTCCATTGTATGTACCGGCGACTCCAAGATTTGGAGTGCTCGTTCGGTTGTTCCGTCTGGGGCTACAGTTAATTTTTCCCTTTTATCGGGCCCTGCTATTTTCTCTGGTGGTGTCAACGGTTTCACCTTAACCTTTACCGGTATTGGACAACTTCAAATTCTACAAGTCGTACAAGGAACTCCGGGAGATTACTCTGACGGTGTTTCTGTTCGAACCTTACCGGGGGTAAACTGTTGAACCCAACCCCCAAAGAAGAAGACCTCTTGGCTTGCATCAAATACCTTTGTGACGAAGGGTTCATTACTATCTACCAAGACGAAAAAGACGAGTGGTTTGTGAGAATTGCAGAAGTTGACAATGTTTGATTTGTAGAGGATAGATAAGGAGACCTTTATGGCAGCACTAACCGGACAAACAATTGCCAGCACTTATCCGCAGTTGCTCAAGACTGCTGCTGTTGGTGGTTTATCTGCTACCCCTACTATAGTCGAGGATGGTGACGGCACATCGTCGGCCCTTTCCGTCAGTACAGTCGGGGCGTCGGTAGCTGGTACTTTAGCCGCTTCTGGAAATTTTTCGATAGACTCCACAAAGTTCGCGGTAATCGCAGCTTCTGGAAACACTTCAGTTGCTGGAACTTTTGATACGGCTGGGGATTTCAAGGTAAGTGTAAACAAGTTCACCGTTGCCGCCATAACCGGAAACACGGTTGTAGCTGGAACTCTGAATGTTTCTGGTAACTCTGGATTTTCTTCCGATCTATCTGTGGCCGGAACCCTGTCAGTAGGGACCTTCAACCCGACAAACCTTTTAGTTGGTGGGACCGCGTCAGTGCTCGGTAATTTTGATGTTAATAGCACCAAGTTTACTGTGAACGCCACCTCAGGTAATACGACTGTTGCCGGAACCTTGGATGTTACGGGAACTATCACAGGTTCTTTGAACGGTAATGCCAGCACCGCGACTACTCTCGCAACGGCCAGGACAATCGCAATTTCTGGCGACATAACCGGAACAGCAACTTCTTTCAACGGATCCGCTAATATCGCAATAGCTTCGGCAATCACCGCAGGTTCAATTGTTGACGCTGATGTTAACAATAGCGCAGCGATTGCAGACACAAAACTAGCTACAATTTCAACGGCTGGTAAAGTTTCTAATTCTGCGACTACTGCTACGGCTGCCAACACTCCTAGCACGATTGTTCTTCGCGGAGCTTCTGGTGAGTTCGCTTGTGGCGCGATTACGGGTTCTCTAACTGGTAATGCCAGCACCGCAACTACTGCAGCTACCTTGACAACTGCTAGAACAATCGCAATTTCTGGGGACGTAACTGGGACGGCTACTTCTTTCAACGGTTCTTCGGATATTACAATATCTTCAGCTATTACCCCAGGTTCAATTGTTAACGCTGATGTTAATGCTAGCGCAGCGATTGCGGACACAAAATTAGCCACTATTTCGACGGCTGGAAAAGTCTCGAATTCAGCGACAACCGCTACTGCTGCCGCCTCTTCGAACACGATTGTTCTTCGGGGAGCTTCTGGTGAGTTTGCTTGTAGTCAGATAAACGGATTATCTTTAAGCAGAGGCGGCAATAACAGCATTACTTCGAATATTGCTGTTGGTAATTCGGCTTTGGCAACTAACACAACTGGAAGCAACAACACAGCCACCGGAGTAGGCGCCCTCGCCACAAACTCCACTGGTTCCAGTAATACTGCTAATGGGCAGGGAGCACTTTATACTAATAATGGAAGTGGCAATGTTGCTGTTGGTATAAATGCACTCTTCAACAATACAATTGGGGGTAATAACTGTGCTATTGGCAGGAATTCTCTTATTGCAAATATAGATGGTAACTCCAATACTGCTTTAGGATTTCAGGCTGGGGATACAATTCAAACTGGTGGAAATAATATATGTATTGGGGCTGGAGCAGATGTTAATACAGGATCAAGAGCTAATTGTATTGTTCTTGGGGCCAATGCGACAGCACAGGTTGACGGAGAGATTGCTTTTTCCTCTACTCTCGCAACCAAAACGACTATTGGCGCGAACGGGGGAGCAACCGCCCTCACAGCTCTTCCAGTTGGGTACATCCGAATTCGTATTGGCGCGAACGCTTTTCAAATCCCATATTATAATGTATGAGCAATACAACTTACACTTGGAAAGTTACCAGCATGAGTGTCCTGCCCGAACAGGGTGGGGAAGCTGATGTTGTGGTTCTTACAACATACAATGTCATAGGAGTACAAGATCAAACAACTGCCGATATTGGGGGGATACAACAATTCACCTATACTGGTGGGGAATTCACACCCTACGAAGATTTGACCGAAGAACAGGTGGTCGGATGGATTCAGTCGGCACTTGGCGGAGACGGGATTAACTCTATTTATTCGTGTATCGACGGACAGATCAATTCCATTTTGAATCCTCCCCCAACACCGCAACCTGAACCTTTACCTTGGAGTTAATGTGGCCCCCAAGGACAACGAAAGACTAGCTCGTATCGAAACGAAGCTGGATACCGCTCTAAACCATTTAGGGGACCACGAGGCAAGAGTTCGGTTTATAGAAAAGGCTTGGTGGAAGCAGTCGGCCATCATAGGGGCTCTCATCGCTTGCATATCTTGGTTCGGACCGGTTCTTAGGAAACATATTTTTGGTTCGTAATTCTTACGCATGGAGCTATATTAAGCCCATGAGACTATTAATCTTCCCCTTATTGTTATTGGTCGGTTGTTCCACAATTAAACCCAAGGGCTCTCCAGAATTTGGTGGGGTTACCCGTAAGGTCGATGCCGTAGAACAGGCGGTCAACTCTGGCGATCTCCCCACCATCAAGAAGGAGTTCGGTAGTCTAAAGTCTCAACTGTCCTCTGCTCAAGCTGCCTGCGAAGCTCAGGCTGGGGACTACGAACGTATTGCCAAAGAAGCCAACGATTGGAAGGCTAAGCAACGGAAAGCCTTGAAAGAGCTTTGGATCTATCGAGGTGCTCTTATCGCGCTAGCTCTATGGATCTTTAGGGGTTTCATCTTTAGCGGTATCATGTTCGTGGCTAGGAAGTTTGTAGGGATTCCTTGGTGAACTTCCTTAAAACCAACGTACAGGGCTTAATAGCCCTTTTGGGGGCTCTTGGTCTGTTCTTTGGGCTAGGACCCCTCCTTCAGCATATAGACCCCACAGCGGGGATTATAGACATCGGAGCCCTACATTTACTAGTGTTCGGGTCGGTCAAATTTCTATTAGGGGTATTCATGGTGTGGCTCGTCGTTGCTTTTGACTGGAAGCCCTTCGATAAGTATTTGGACACCGGGGCGTTTGCAGACGACTTCCGTGAACTACACCCAGAGATGAAAGCTAAGTTACTGGTCTATCTCTTCATCGGTCTTTTGATTACATTCGCTCTGTGTACCAGAGGCTCTTAAATGTTCTATTCCCTCAAGAGATTATTCTTGCGGTGCTTCTTTTCTTCGCAGGATCTGGAGTGGGAAATTCTAATCCGAAAGATCCTCGACCCGAAAAGATCATTGGATTCGCAAGAACCACTATCGGGATCAAAGAAGCCACAGGTAAAAACGACGGGGAAGACGTCGAAGAAATCCTCGAAAGCGTCGGGCTCGAGGGGACGGGCGCCCCGTGGTGCGCAGCCTACGTCGTCTGGGTTGGAGACTCTGCCCTCGGGAGAGATCGTAATCCCTACCCGAGAAGTGCGTGGTCGCCAGATTTCGTCAGGAACCCAACTTGGAATCGGGGCCGTGGTCGATTACCCACCGAAGCGAGCACCTTCGGGGTCTATTTTCAAAGCCTTAAAAGAGTGGGGCACACAGGATTAGTTGAGAAAGTATCTGGCGATTTTGCCATAACGATTGAAGGTAATACCAACAACGGGGGCAGTAGAGACGGAGATGGCGTGTATCGACGCCGGCGTCTCTTGAGCACCCTGTTAGCAAAGGATTGGTTATGAGTTTAAGAATCGGCGCCGTAGGAGTACAACGAGTTTCGGCCAAGCTATTGGAACATGGTTTCCTAGTTAGCCTTCCAGTATTTGATTCTGGGTATGACTTGGTATCGGATTGGGGTGGCAAACTCCACCGTATCCAAGTCAAGTCGACCATCGGTAACGAAGATCAACGCAGGAGAAAGATCAAGTTCTTAGCGGTTAAGGGGCCGGGATATGGGTGGGGGTCTATGAAGAATATAAATAAAACCAAGAGCATCTACAGCAGAAGCGATTGCGATACCTTTATCTTTTATCATATCACGCAAGATGCTTTATTTGTGATGCCTCGATCTAAGATGCCTAAAACCAAGTCTATCTACTTGGAACCTAATTCAAAATGGCGTGATAATTGGGCTGTTATCAAAGACTAGTTGCCCAGCAGGATCAAATCAGTTAAATATTCTTTATGCCCATAGCTGATTCTACGCTAATCCTTGAAGGTCAACAGGATTTTTCGGGCGGGATGGACTCAAGTCTTTCCCCCACTTTGATAAATGGGAACTCTGTAGCCACGGCTGTCAATCTTACGTTCCGTGGTGGTCGCCCCAGCAGTCGTCCCGGTTTTCGGCAGGTCTCTTTAGTTAGTGGAGCCAACGCAGGTCTAGATATTCTCACAAACCAGTATTTCCAAGGCTCTGCTTTTTACTTGGAGCGTCGTCAGAATTTCAACTCCTGCATCATCGGAGTCTTCGGGGGTAATGTTATTAAGATCGATCTCGGCAGTTTTGAAGTTAGCCGAGTGTATCCTTTGGATGGTTCGGGAAATCCTGTGGTTGGTACTGCTATGGATCCGTTTGAGAAGTGCTTTTTTGTACAAGCAGAAAAGTACATGATCATCCAAAACGGAAAGAACGTGGCTTTAATTTGGGACGGAGATAACCTATATCGCTCTGGTGTTGGGCCCGCTGGCTCGACTGGAGCAGTCTCACAACTCCATACCCTTGATCCAGGGACTATCATGGCTTACGGGCAAGGTCGTCTTTTTGTTGCTTCGCCCGATAGGACTGAAATTACGGCTGGGGATCTCGTGT